CCTGTATTTAATTCTGCATTCGTCGGGAAAACAGATGCAACCCCGCCTTCCTGCCAAGCAATACCACGTGGATGTAATACAAAAATACGGCGATTAATAAGTGTTTCTTCACCCGAATAAGCCAACGCATTACGAGCTACTTCTGTTTGAATGATATTTGGATGCGAACCATTACCTAATGCAATTGCACCTTGTCCAAAAATGTATACTTCAGATTGTCCATTACCTGTATTGAATGGCATTGCATCATCTACAATTACACGTTTGCCAAGGAAGTAACCAATTGGCTTCCCTTGTTCTGATTGAGGTGCGTATTCAATTAGATCTTGTTTAACTAGTTCCGCTTCAACCGCTGAGTGCATCATGACACCTGTAAGCAGGTTCTTTGCATCACCCATTAGTTGAGTCGCATCAATAAATGTGCGTGCATTAATTGTTCCTGCATCTCCGTCTCGCCCTGTAATGTCATGTACCTTATCAGCCATTGTCGTGCTTTTAAAGACGCCCCCCAATGTTGCTAAGAGATTTCTCTGCATATCTCGTGCCCAGTAGTCACCTACGCGTCTTGCAATTGCACCCGCTGGATCATCACCGGATAGAAGGGCAGATAGCCCGTTTGCTCCCCAAGCCTGCGTACGTGCTTGCTTACGGGCCATGTCTTGGCTAGACGTGATCTTACTAACATCCATGTCTCCTTCATCTTTCATGACCTGCGACTCAATATTCTCCAGATCATTCCAGAATGGCATATTAACTAACGTGTTTGCTCCACTTGCAAGACTATTGAACTCTGAATCACTAGTAATGATTCCACTCTGAATTAGTTCGGATTTCTCCATTGTTTCCTGAATTGTATACGGAGTAAAAATTTCTGGCTGAATTACATCAGCTAGTCTTGTGATTGGCATTAATCATCCATCCTTTTAATTTATTTTCCGGCTTGCGCCTTGAATTGTTCGTACTTCGCTGGATCTTCCCTGAATAGCCGGGACTGTTCTGTTAAATTGAAGCTATCCTTGCTGAACGGATTAATTCCAGATGTAGTTTGGTGCTGCCCGGTTGAAAAGGAGGGTTTGCCACCTTCTTGCTGTTCATCCGCAAACAGATAGCCGTCTGACTCCTTGATTGTCTTCAGTTGGTCATCAAGTCCTAACAACTGTTCACCATCAAGCTTAATCTTGTCAGCGTCTAGCAATGCCTTAACCGCCTTCGAGTTCTTTACCTTTGCAGCCGATAACGCCTTATCAAGCGAGAAATCGAATGCTTGCTTATCAAGCTTATCTTGAAGCTCTTGGGTAGCTGTTTCATTCTCACCTTTCAATCGTTCAATCTCATCTGTTAATTCATCGTTGTCCTTAACCTTATCGCCAAGCTCTTGCAATTGATTGTCGCGGTCTTTCAACTGGTTTTTGAAATCATCTCGTTCAGTTTTCACCGTTTCGAGCTCTTCTTTAGTGCCATTAACTACTTTTCCATGAGCAGCCATTACCTTATCAATCTGCTCTTCAATCAGGCCGAACGCTTTCAGTTCCTCTCTATTCATCCTTCACCCTCCTACATTTGGTAACGCTGTCTGTCAGCGATGGATTCGCTATTTAACGCATAACTGCGATGATTGCATAATAAAAAAGCCTTTTAATGTCATACTCAGGACAAAAAAGCTAAATATCTTGTAGAAAAATGCCTTTTAACCAATATTTTGATAATATATATCAAAGGGGTGAAATAATGGAAAATATTGATTATCACAAAGAAAATATTAAAAACTTCGCATTAACAACAATGTTTAATAGTAAAAAGATGTATCGCCTTCTATCAGATGAAGCAGATAATACAGAAATAAATGAAATAGCTTTATATGGTTATCATTCAATGGCATTCTCTTCATATCTGACCATGAAATCTTACTATTTGCAGAACGACACACTCGCTCATCATGAGTTTGATAAATTCTTTGATAAGATGTCCCAGTTTAGTAGAGAATTTGTCTCCAGTCGTGAAACTGGTCACAGTATGCAATGGACTTTTGGCTATTATAATGAATTAGCGGAAGCATTCAATGAACTGGCTGACCTGTTAGAAATTGATCATATTGAAATTCCTAAATAATTATGAGGAGCTTAGGCTCCTTCTTTTTATTTGGTAAGCACTCTTTCTTTGTCATACCTTCTCGTCAAACTGTTGTCAGCTACAAACTCTCTCACAGCAGCCTGCCTATTACGAACCAGCTGCTTATACTTCCCAATGGTGCTCTCATCGTCAATCTCTTCAGCAAGTTTCAATGAACGTTTGGCTTCTTTGACTCTACGCTCAAGATAACGCTGCTTTTGAGACAACTCACGGTTATGGATCATTTCTTCATTACTATACTGTCGCTGATTATTGGCGTTCAATCCCTCTACGAACGGATAAAGTATATGGCGGCAATTAATGCCGCGAAGTCCCCCAGGAGTTCCATAACCATACTTTTCTATAGCTGGATGATTAGGATCGTTACCGCTCATTGATAGTACTTTACCCTGTGCATGAGAACATATCTCCCTTGGATCTGGAAGAGTACTCACAAGTACCAGGTCAACGCCATGCTCTGCCATGCGTGATAATCTCAATTCATTGTACGTCCGATTGACTGTAGCCCGAATAACGGTGTCGGCATATCTCTCCAACGTCCAAACATGACCACCACGGTCAATGAATGCAGTCTCAATGCCTTTGCTTGACCACTTGATGACCGTTTCAGCAACAGCCTTACTGATTGTTGTAGTGCCAGCAAGGACTCGTCCAGTTGTTTCCTCGACAATCTTGCGGTACAACCTCGTCACTGTGCCTTCACCGAAGTTGGTTGTAATCAGCGTTTGATTCACATAGTTGTCCAGTTCTCTGAACGTCTGCTCAACAAAGGATTCTAGGATACGGTCAATGTGGCTAGGCATCGGAAGCTTCGGATATACTTCCTTTAGTTCATCGTCCACGCTTTGAATAGTACTTATGCCAGCGTCCTTAATGGCCTGTCTAATTTCCTTTTCCGCTATTCCAGTGGCCTGTGACAGTGACTTAATCGTTTCATTGTTCACCATACGAAGTTGATTCAGCTTATCGACTTGCCATTCAAGTACCGTATCCTTAGATATGTCCTTGCTTGTTTTAAGTCGCTTGGCAATCATAAGAAATATCTCATTTTCCAAAGCACGGTATATGTCTGTGACTGTCTCTGTGAACATGTTTAGCTGGGATGGTGTGATTTTGGGCCGATTAATCATCAGTCGTATCTTCAATCAACATTGTTTTAGCCATTTCAGCTAAACCCACTAATTCAAGCGTTCCATTCGCGGAATATGAGGTATTGACTTGTTTATTCTCATCGAGTGCAACAATCAATACACTCTCATATCTATCTGCATTATCGAGAAGATCTTGTGCTGCTCCTCGAACAGACAAACCTCTTTCCTTCTTCTGCTTGAATTCTTTTAGATTCATTATTCACCCTCCCCAAAAAGAACAGACTCTTGTTTCATTTGCTTTAGATCAGGAGCTTGCTGCCTTTCCTCGTCGATAATCTCTCGAAGAATCTTTACAGCCTCGTCCTCAGTCACTCCCTGAACCCTCATGATGGCTCGCTTACGAGATTGAAGGCCAGATGATACAAGCTGTGTTTGCTGAGTAATCTCAGCTCCTTTATCCTCTGCAATCGAATCATCGAATGAAACAGTAACCTTATAGTCTTCTGGTGCATTCACCATGCCGTACAGCTCACCCATTGCAACAATGGAACCTATCAATTCCTGCAATGCTGCTTCAATGATGACTTCATGGGACTGTTTGCTCTTGAACGTCTTGGACTGTTCAGAGACAACTTCTGTGGCTGTTTTCATGGACTGACCATCAAACGTAAAGGTCCCACTAGAAAAACCCGTCTGCATAGCAAACAGGTTCAACAGGGCATTGATAGCAGAGATATGCTCATCCACTCGAAGCGTTATGTTCATTTCCTTAATCTCGTTAGCATCCATTTCTCCACCGAACGCTTCATACGTTTCATCCGAAGAATCAAAGTACCTGTGTATCTTT